AGGTATTACCCCAAACAGAAATTTTGTTTATGGTAAGAACGGAGTAAAAACCGAATCCTCAGAATCAGAAGTTGCAACGTTAAGAGAGAAAAATGAAGAATACAGAAAAGCATTAAATGTTTTCAGAGAAAAACTTAATGAAGTTGCTATCTTCAATTCAAACTTGGCATATGCTACAAGATTATTCACTGAACATTCGACCACTAAAAAAGAAAAAATTAACATTCTTAGAAGATTTGATAATGTAGATACTTTGAAAGAATCTAAAAATCTTTACAGGTCGATTAAAGACGAATTGTCTAAAACTGAAAGTACACCAATTAACGAATCAGTAGAAACTAAATTAAACAAAGGTGTTTCTAGTGGTTCATCAACTACCCTAATTGAATCAAAAACTTATGAGAATCCTCAATTCTTAAGAATGAAAGATTTGATGAGTAAAATTGGGTAATTAAATAAACAAATAAAACAAACAAAACAAAATACTAAAAATGGGAGCATTATTAGAATCAGGTCTTGTAGGTAACATCGGTCTTAAGCACCTTAAAGTTATCAAAGAAGACACAATCAACAAATGGGACAAATTAGGATTCTTAGAGGGTCTTAAGGGTCACATGAGAGAAAACGTAGCTCAACTTTATGAAAACCAAGCTTCTCACTTAATTAACGAAGCATCATCTACATCTGATACAGGTGCATTTGAAACAGTTGTTTTCCCTATTGTTAGAAGAGTTTTCTCTAAATTATTAGCAAACGATATCGTTTCAGTACAAGCAATGAACTTACCTATCGGTAAATTATTCTACTTCGTACCTAACATTCAGTCTTACCAACCAGGTACTTCTGAACACTACGCACCTTATGGTTCTCCAAACGCTGCGGCTGGTCAAACTCCTAACAGTGGTTATGACTACAACGCAACTAAAGACCTTTACGATAGATTCTACGAAGGTAACGAACCAGCTTTGGATCCTCCTGGATTGTTCGATTATTCTAAAGGACAATATTCGGCAATCACAGGAACTGTAGTTACAGTTGCTTGGGATGCTCTAGGTTTATTGTCACCTTCAGCATATACTGAAGATAACTACAGAAAAGTGTTAATCGTTATGTCAGGTTTCGCAAATGCTGGAGCTGGTAAATTAATCGGTCCTGATGGTCAACCAATGGATAACGAAGCATTCTTATCTGATTTGACAGTTTATGGTGTTTCAACTAACGTAAATACGGCAGCAAACGTAAATAATCCTTACTTGTTCAGAGTTGTAACTCAAAGATATGGTAAAGGTATTGTACAATACGGTAACAACAACGCTACTTTGTTATTCCCTGAAAGTAGAACTGACGGTGGTCAGTATGACAACTTATGTGATGCTGAAGGTAAAATCTACTTAGAAGTTGATCTTCAAGTACCAGTATGTATCACTTGTGGTGGTTCATTAGACGGTTACACAGGTTCAACATTCTCTTCAACTACTGCTAATGACAGTGCGTTCTCAGCTACTTATAGAATCTATAAGAACTTGGAATTCGAAGATAAGATTGGTGAAGTTTCATTCGACCTTATGTCAGTAACAGTTTCTGTAACTGAAAGAAAATTAAGAGCACAGTGGTCTCCAGAAATGGCTCAGGACGTTGCGGCATTCCACAACATCGACGCTGAAGCTGAATTAACAGCATTATTATCTGAGCAAGTAGCGGCTGAAATCGATAGAGAAATCTTGAGAGACCTTAGAAAAGGAGCGGCTTGGAACTTAAGATGGGATTACAATGGATGGAAGAGATTAGGATCTAACGCAGTTCCTTATACTCAGAAAGATTGGAACCAAACTCTTATCACAGCAATCAACCAAATTTCAGCACAAATCCACAAATCTACATTAAGAGGTGGAGCTAACTGGATCGTTGTTTCTTCTGAAATCAGTGCTATCTTTGATGACTTGGAATACTTCCACGTATCAAACGCGGCTCCTGAGCAGGATCAGTACAACATGGGTATTGAAAGAGTTGGTACATTAGCAGGTCGTTATCAAGTGTATAGAGACCCTTACTTCCCACCAAACCAAGTGTTGATGGGTCACAAAGGAACTTCTCTATTGGACACAGGTTACATCTACGCACCGTATGTACCTCTACAATTAACTCCTACAATGTACAATCCATTCAACTTTACACCAATCAAAGGTATCATGACTAGATACGCTAAGAAAATGGTTAATAACAGATTCTACGGTAGAATCACAGTTGATGGAGTTAGAACATTCGACTTGAGAGAATTGAGATAATCGAAATTTCGATATGGTAAAAAGGGACAAGAAATTGTCCCTTTTTTTTTATCATGATATTTATAATAAATTGTATATTATGATTAAGCAAACTTGGGAAATATCTAGCGAAGAAAGAAATAGAATTTTGTCTCTTCATGAATCGGCAACAAAGAATTTTTATTTGATGTCTGAACAATTAGAGACTGGTGAAATCCAACCTGTATCTGCGGAAGATAATAGTGAACCTTTTTGGGAAATATTAGGTTACAAAGTTTTTAAGAGAGGATCAGACTATTTTCTTTATAGACATAAAGGTATTAAAAGGCAAGGAAAAGAGTATACAAGTACTATGGCTTTTTTAGCGAATGATCCAAATAGACCTTCAAATAGCTGGATGAAAAATTCACCAGTTGAAACCCCAGACACTTATGTTCAAATACCGACATTAGAACAATTAGGTGGAATTATAGCAAAAGGAAGAACAGGAAATTCTATTAAACCAAATCAGTTGACACAAAATGCGATATTTGTAGGTGAAATGATGAAGTCTACTTCCGGCATAAGTGTTCAATCTAGAGGTGGTAGTATGGACTCCGCTACACCTTTTTGGTATTGTGCCTTCAACACCCAAGAAAATGTCCCTCAATGGGGACAAATTTCATTCAAAGGAGAAATAGGTAGCTCTGAGATTTTGTCCGTTGATTATAAAAAGGTAAGAAATAGACCAGGAAATGAAATTTATTATAAACAAAGTTACGTTCCTTTTGAATTTATTGTTGAAATATCTCCTCTTGAATATGGGAGTCCTGGTAGAGTTCGAGAACCAGAAGAAATTCCGCCGATCGAAACACCAAAAATAACTTCTTTCGACATTGAAAGTCCATTTGAGTTCGACAAAACAGATTTGACGCCTGAAGCAGAAAAAAGTTTCAAAGAATTCATCGAAAACATTAAAAAGTTTTATAGTAACGTTAGTGGAGACGTAACAGTAACAACGTCAGCATCCATTGATAGTGACCCAGCAACAAAGGATCAATATAATATGGAATTGTCCAAACGTAGAGCACAAACAATTATAGACAGATTGAAGAGAGAAACAGGTAATAAGACATTGAACTTCATACCAAACCCGATAGGACAAACAGACCGGTTCGCAAAAGGTATGAAGTATCCTGAAGTTCGAGATACCAATAAAACTGCACCAAACAGAAGATTGATAATCAAATTACCAGAAATTTCTCAATAATTTACTAAAAAGCAAACCATTTCATCAAAGTTTTCTTTTTCATTTTTCCAATAAATTATTGCGATTTTTTTGGTTCCTCCTTTTGATTTTATTGGGTTTATCCCAACTGAAGTTTCGGACAATGGATTGTTATATCTACGTTTGACAACAGAGATGTAATTTTCATTTTTGACCCAATCTAAGAAATCTATAAAAGATCCGACTTTGATAATTTCGTACTCATTGATGTCTCCTATAAATTCTGATTCTAACTCTCCATACATTTCAGAAGCACTTGGGGAAAAAGAATTTTTCAACAAATCAATTCCATTATTAAGTTTGAATGTCCTTAATGGAATTCCAACTCCTTGTGAAAAAACAGGAAAACAAAAAGTAACTAATAATAACAAGGAAACAATTATTTTTTTCATGGTGTTTCTGTTGTAAAGTGGTTGTTAAGTATTCTAAGTGATTTTGAAACTAACTCTGATTCTTGAAGTGTAAAGATATTAGAATTGTGAGAATATTCCAAAGCTTTTATTATCATAAAATATGCTTGTTCTAAGTTCATGTCATCACACAGGGTATTTACATCATTTGGAGTGTAATATGCAATACTATCAAATAGTAATCCTATTGGTTGTTTTTGTTCCATTATTTTGAGTTGACGGTATATTTATTATAGTGAGAAATATTATAAGAAAAATAATTAAAGAGGTTAGTGGGGCAGGATTGGCTGGTGCTTATTCAGGACCACTTGTACTCGGGCCACAATCATGGAAAGATGACCAACTTGGTCCTTTCACAGAGCCAGTATACAAATATACAAATGCTCAACTTGCCTATCAAGAGGCGGATGGAGATTTTACAGAATCTCCTGAAGAAAGAGAAAAAATAGAACAAAGAACCAAGAAGTTTAGTAAAATCAATATGGAAAAGAAAAAAACTTTCAAAGGTCAAAACGACGAGGATGGGTCGGCAATAAATCCAACTATGAGTGGTGAACCCTTGAAGGAAGATTTGGCGGTTTGGTTTGGTACAAAGAAGAAACCTAAAGGGTCGAAACAACCTTCAGGACCATGGGTTAATATCTGTAGAAAGAAAGAAGGAGGAGGACATCCTCCTTGTGGTAGACCTGAAGCAGATAGTAAATCGTATCCTAAATGTCGTGCTAAAGGAGTTGCTGCAAACATGACCGACTCTCAAAAAAAATCGGCATGTTCACAGAAAAGAAGGGCTGAAAAATCAGACCCAAAAGTTGGTACTGGTAATAAACCAACTATGACATCTTATAAACCAAAAAAATCCCAAAATGAAACATTAAGGGATTTAATTACTAAAATTTTGAGAGAAAGTATTAAATAAGTTTCTCTAAAATTTTTTTAAGTGAGTGTTGTACTTGGCTATGCATTTCCTTTTCAAATTTCATTCTTGCTTCTTCGACTTTGTTATCGAACAACCTCCCAAGTTTTTCCCCCATTTGTAATGAAATTGTGATATCATAATTGTAAATGTGGTTTGTAATGTTTATTCTATCTCCTTGAATTATCACAAACATTTGTAGAGTTT